CATCGGTGGGGGCGTAAGCAATGGAAATCTGCTCCATCAGCAGATCGCGGCTGGGCGCGCTCACCGCAGACCCTCGATGGCATCAGCCTTATTGAGCAGTGAGGCCGCGATCTGGCGGGCGCGCCACGGGGCGCACTCCAGCATGACGTAGCTGTCCTCGCCGTAACCCAGCGTCAACGCCACACTGGCGCGCTCGTCCTCCAGCAAGCCGACGATGATGCGGTCGGCGCTGATGACCCGCAGTTCCACCTCGCCCACGCTGTCGAACTCATCATTCATAGCGACAACAATACCATCATTGCCCACTATTATTGTGAGCTTTATGCGTTGTGTCGCGGGGTGACCGGGCCGCGCGATTTAAGGGCAAAACCCCCCGGTCACTGGCGCTTTCCCGAAACCCTGAGGGCAGTGCATTTTGCATCGGGACCCGACACCTGGGCGCAATTGAGGGGGTGGGTCGCCCTGGGGAGCAGCAGTTACTGCGTCCACATCGGGCAATGGGGGGAGAAACCGATCCGGGCGACCCAACCCCTTGATGACCAGTGTAGCGGGTTGCCCACTATTACGCAAGCCCCAATTTCATGTCGCTGTGGGCAATGCCGTGCCAGTCCTCCACCGGCAGCTGCCGCTGCATCACCAGCCGGTCCAGCAGGGCCGACACGTCGGTCAGAAACGCCGGAACATCTCTATGGCTGACCCCGTAAATCTCTGCGATCCGCTCCAGTTCGGCATACATCACTAACACACTCTATCGGTAATAGTTATCTTTTCTCACCCGGTGTCGGCACGGTACCCCTGTGCGGAGTTCCCGGCCAGAAGCCCAGCGCATCGTGAAACACCTCCGCGGCAAAACCATGCAGCTGCCGGTCGGAATGAATGTACTTGCTCAACAACTGCACCAGCCTGGTGTACGGGTGTGGATCATTCGCCCACTTCGCCCTGCCCTCTTCATAAGCCCAATAGCGGCGCAGCTGCGCCACGTTACGACGATCAGAGGGTGTGACCTCTTTTCCTGCAGCCATCTATGTCAACCAATTTCTACTCGTCACGGTTTTAATCTTCTCAATGTTGCGGCCATCGCCGCGCGCAGAGTTGCAACGCAAATGCGACGGACGTAAAAACTCCTGCCGCCACAGTCGCGGATCGTCAGGATCCAGCTGTGAAATGGGGATGATGTGATCGACGCTGGCGCTCGCCGGATGAGGCCACGCCAACGTCAAATCAATCGCCGTAGTTTCAAACGGCAGATCGTCCCACCCGAACGGCGCATACTCCGCGCTGGCCGCTTCTCCCGAACAAATCCAACAAATCTGCGACCGAGACAAACACGTCGCCCTGGCCTTAGTCCACAGCCTTCCGCCGCGACCCCTCGACTTCTTGGGCGTGCCCACAAACTTCGGCATCGCTCACCCGTTCCGCCGCCACCGTCGCTGACCCGGCCCCCAAATCTCCTCAATGCGGGCCTTTGCCTTGGCGAACTGATCCACCAGCAGGGCGATCTTCTCCTCGCTCAACGGCTGCTGCCACGCACGGGGAGCCTCACTCATGCGTTCCTCAAATCGGAATTGGCCACCGGCTCACACTTCTTGTCCCGCATCCAACCGCCGCAATCGTTGCAGCAGTACCGCTTGTACCTATACGTCGTCGTGTACGCCCAGCCCCGCTGATGGATGTTCGCCCCACCGCATCGCGTACACAAAGCCACGTCCGGGGACATATCCCCGTCGCTCCCACCAGAAATCAACGGCACGTTCAGGCCGTCGATCCACGGAAGCAACCGGTGGAACAGCTGCGTCGTGATCTTCACATCGTTCTTGCAGTACCGGATCATCCTGCGCTGAGCGGTTGCCTTCTGCTCGTCGGTCCCCCGCAGAATGTGATCCCACGTCTCAAACCCTCCCGCATCAGTCTTATGATCCACGCCCAGCTTGGCGCACACAAAGGCCAGCTTGCGCGACGGCCAATTGAACTTGCCGACCGTTTTGAACAAGTCGATGTCACGCCACGGCGACGGCGGCGGTAAACCAATCTCGGCCCACGCAGCGCGCAGATGCTTGTTGTCAAAACGCGCACCATTGAAAGTGACGATGTAGTCGGCGCGATCATAGATAGCGTGAGCGCGCTCCACCATCTCCTTATAGCCGTCCCAGTCCGCCCACGCCTCCACGCCCTTAGAGCCGACCTTTTGGGCGGCGAACATCAGCAGCCCACCCGCGCGAATGATCTGATTGATACCGATGTTCTGATCCCGCAGCCCCCAGGCGTACACCTCGCTGGGGCGGGTTTCGATATCTATCGTCCAAATTTCAGGAGACAACGGACCTCCAGGCGAAAGCCCACACCCAGGGGTCAACCCTGGCGGGCAGAAAATTGAGCAGATGGGCCGCGGTGATCCCAACTATCGCGGTGGTCACAACGGGGTGGCTTTCCAGCCAGCGATCCACCTGATGAGATAGAAGTTCATTCTCCCCGGCAAGCAACTCATAGGCGGCGACACCAACTCCCAGTGCCACCCAGGCGCGTTCCGAAGCGCGCATAGCCTTATCCTAAGCCATTCAGTAATAGTTATTAGTGATGTTCGGTCGGCGTGTCGAAAGATCCCGGGCATTCCTCACGCGGCAGGCCGTGCCAGTCCGACCCGCACTTTCCGCACCGCGGATAGGGCTGCCGGTTATGCACCGGGGCCTTACGGGCGAGCAGGCCGGTCATCTGCCAGCGCACAATCTCCTCGACGTCGGCATCATCCAAATGCTGTCGCAGCAGCCGCACCAAATCGCTAGACATCGGCCCCACCACCGCGGGGGTGAGGCCCGGAGGAGGCTCGCGGGAGAGGCGGGCTTGAACTTCCTCCGGGCCGGGGCGCAATAAAGCTGCGGCGATAAACGCCACCCCTACTTATTTTAGCACTACTAACTAGCACTTCTATCTATTACCCAATCACGTCTCAATGTTTTCCTTTCCTCACCACTCAAACCACCCCACACCCCGTATTTCTCGTTGTTGGCCAGGGCGTAGTCCAAACATTCAGTGATCACCGGGCAGCTGACACAGATCCGCTTCGCATCACGGTTACTGGCCCCCGTTTCGGGAAACCACACCTCAGGATCGGCAGTCCGACATGTCCCCTCCAACTTCCACTCCTCGGAGGTGTATCTCAATTCGGGGGTTATCTCGGGAAATGACGACGGGGCCAAGGACGACCTCCCTAACGATTCCGGCATGATCATCTTCAATTACCTTCCCTTTCTTGAGCGCGTCCAGGCAGGACTTGGCGAGTACGGCCAGGGAGTCGACATCTCTCTTGCGGGCATCGGCGGCGAACCACACCACGCGCACCGACACCGGGGTTTGCACCGCTGTCAGCCCAGCGCGGCTGATTGCCGCGGCAATGATCCATTCGGTATCAGCCTTGGCCTTGGCTACCTGTGTCCAGTGCGCCCGCCGCTGACCGTTCTGGGTCATCAGCGGGGCTTTGAGCGGAAGAACTAACACCCACCTGTCGGGCGAACTCATCGACTGCGAACCTCTTCCCGGTCAACGCCCACATGAAGGACTCGATGTAGAGGCGCTGTATGACGCGCTCCTCCTCAAAGAGCCACGCCAACATGTTGACGTCCTGCCGCAGCGCGTTCCACGCGGGACCCCACTGCCAATCACTGTTCATCGTCTTCCTCACCGTCGCGGAACTCCTGCTCCATCTGACTGATCTTGGCGTCGTCAGCGATGGCCTGATGCAGGCGAAGCACATCTGCGGAGAACCTTTTCGCTTGCGTCTGATTCATCAGATGTGCCGAGCAACGATCACGGGTGAGGATCACCATGATCACGCCATCCTCATGTGAGATGGCAAGTATTCTGTTGCGCGCCTCGTCAAAAACCACGGTTGCTAACTCAAGGGTGGTGCCGGGAACGTAAATTTTTCTCTTCACACCGGCCACCACAACTCGTCGCTGTCGTGAACTATCTCGATACCCTCATCGAGGTTCACTATCGCAATCGTGATCAGCCCGTCCGACTCCGCGAACACGCGGATGTCGTCGGCGCGGGCAGAGATGATCAGCGAGGAATCCTCAGGGTTGAAAATGGCACCGTTCATCTCACACGTCCTTCCGGTTGGCGAACTCCTGATCCAGGGATCCCTGCAAATATTTGTAGGCCAACCTCAACTCCCTCTTGAACTGCGGATCGGGAAGATAAATCCCGGCGACGAACACCGAACTCGCGCGGTCCCGTATAGCCCACTGAATGCATTCGGGTCGCACCCGGCAGCCACCGCAGATCGCTTCGGCTTCGTCGCAATCTGACGGAGACGGATCCTCGGCGGTGTGAACCTCCGACTCCCAGCACGCAGCCAGATACATCCACTCGTCGCGGCGAAGCCATGTCTTCATGCACTGTCCAACCTGGCCTGATCGAAGCGGCGGATCAGTGACACCGAACGGGGTGGACCCGTGCGGTTCTTGGCGATATTGACAATGATCGACGGGGCATTCTGCTCCTGATGCAGCAGCAAAATCACATCGGCGGACTGCTCAAGCTCTCCGGACTCCCGCAAATCAGACACCTTCGGCGTCCGCCCGTCCACCTCACTGTCGGCGTTGCGATTCAACTGCGCCGCCAGCACCACGACAATGCCCAAATCCATGGCAATCAATTTGGTTTGCCGCACGATGTGGGCGACCTGCTCCTGGCGTGACACCCTCCGATCAGAAGGCACCACCAGCTGTGCATAGTCAAGGAACAGCATTGACAGGCCAGCGGTGGTCTTCAGTGCGCGGCACTTGGCGGCGACCTGCTCAATGGTCACCGAAGGGTTGTCGCAGATGAACATCGGCAGCGAGCGGTGGTGCTGAATGTATTCATCAATCGTGGTCAGCGACTCATCGAACTCTCGCTTAGTGATGACGCTGTAATCGACCTTGGCCTGGGCGGCGATGATGCGTGACACTATTTCCACCACCGGCATCTCCACGCTCACCACCAGCGAGGGATGCTGATTGGCGACGGCGTGGGACACCATGTTCTGACCCACCACAGACTTGCCTTGTCCGGTGCGCGCCGCCACCACATAAAGCCGACCGGGGTGAAGCCCCCCGGCGAGGCTTTTGTTCAGCGACGGCCACGGTGTCGCCACCGGCTGCGCCGCCTCACTGTTACGCCACTCAATCCAGCTGTCGAATGCCTGCGAAAGCGTCAACACCCCAGCGGGTGTGCGGTGCCGCAAATCCTCCAGCCGATGCCCTGCCGCAATGTGATCCGCGGCGTCTTTACCGCTGGCCGGATCAACAATGCAGACACTGGCCGCTATCCCCTCCAGATACGACGACAGCACCTCTGCGCGGCGGCGACCCGGCTCGTCAAGGTCGGCCACCACGCGCACGTCTTTTCCTCGCAGCGGCTCCCAGTCATACTTTTCCGGGGAGGCCGAAGCCCCGTTAGGTGCCGATACAGCCTGTCCTCCAACCGATTCAACAGCGAGAACATCTTTCTCTCCCTCCACAACAAAAACGCGGGCCGCACCATTGATGCGGTCCGCATGAAACAGCGAAGTATCGGCTTTGTTGCCCGATTGAATGAACCTCTTGTCGGGGGTTCGCTTGACCACGCGGCCACCGGGATACTCATAGGAATGTCCCGATGGGTCATCGAAGAGGTCAGTCATCGACAAGCCCAGGGCGGAAACCACGTCGCCGGTCTGACACCCGGCCATGCAGTACACCAGCACAGAACCCTCGATGGGGCGCAAGCTCAGCGACGGCCTGCCGTCATTGTGGGCGGGGCACTGCGCCATGGCGCGGCCCTCAAACTCGCGGACCACCAGACCCTTGTCCTTAATGGTGTCAAGTAGCCGACCGAATGCCCTAGCCATGTC